TATTACTTTCAATGTATGGATATATATATTGTGTGGTATACCAACCAACAGAACCAACAACAGTGGTTGGTGGGTTATTGGTGTCTATACATACATCTATTCTACTACCATCTCTATCAAATACACCATCCCAAAGCACCTCTATTGAGGTACTGTTGGCTAAAAGAGTAGGTGTTATATCTGACATGTTAGGAGTTATGTTACTTACACTTATTTCATCAGCCTCGGAATAATCATCATATATTGTATGTGTGTATACTTTTGCTTTCAAAGATCTGGACGGCGAACTATATCCTAATATACGATTATCTTCTACATTCATGCTTTGTGTGTAGATATAACTATTGTTTGTAGTATGTGTATATCTTAATAATTCTTCTGTAGGAGTAGTTCTATAAATTTCTACTTTGTAATCTTTAATTATACCAGTACTGATGTTTTGATTGTTAAATACAGCTCCAGATGATGATGTCCACTCAAACTCACAATCTGTACCAGACCATGTAGTTCCACCACCCTTAAGTTGTAATCCTGTTGGTGGTTCTATGCCAGATAATGTATTTGTAGCGGTCCAAGGAGATGATGTAAGCCAAGAACTTGTTGCTGTAGCACTTACTCCTCTAACCCCTATTGTGTATATACCCGATGCTGTTATAGGTCTCCAATCATATGATGATGTAGCAGATGTACCAAGTGAGATGTATTCGTCTACTATACTGTCTTTGTATCTTACTTCATAGTAAATTGTCCTTGTATCAGTGGAATTAAACCAACTAATCAAAGCTCCATAATTATGGTTTTCTAATCCTCCATCGGTATATGTGTATTCTTTCACTGTTAAATTTGTCGGCGGAGTAAGTTCATTATATGGTAGTCCTGTTGTTTGAGGTCTATCTGCTATTATACCTAATTCTACTCTATCATATTTAGTAGGATCATATAGTATAGCTGTTACTTCATATATTGGTCCGTCTTCTTTTATATTCAATACTATGAATTGTCTGGCTGTTAAATTAGTGGCGGATAATAACCATACATAATTATCTTGTGGTGTTCCTACTAATGGGGTGCTCCATGTAAGAGTATCTGTTGTTCCTGATACATTGGTTAATACTCTTTCTTCTACACCAGAAGATGTTGTCTGAACGAATAGGTTATATGTTTCCCCGCCTTCTATTTCCACTTCTCTATCAGTAGTAATAGATGTAGTAGTAGCATTATTATATCTACCACCTATTTGTTTAGCAGCATAATGGTTATCAGCCACTATAATAACATCACCAGGTAGGACACTTAGGTGATCTAATCCACATCTATAGGTTACTACTTCTGTGGAATAGTTAGAACTATCCAGTATATTTTTCCCAAGTCTCATAGCCTGGTATCTGTTAGTACACCCCATAGCATTAATTTCTACTTGGTTCCAACCATACCTACGGATACCCTCATCATCTTCTACTACTTCTATGGCTGCCTTAGAGAAATCATCTGGATCATTCCAACTAACCATAGCAACTGTGTATCTATTTTTTTGACCAGACCCCTCATAATTAAATAAACCATCTATTACATTGGCATTAGTTACTGTCTGTACTACATCAGATGGTCTATCCTGAATGAGAGTCAGGAACCCAGCTGACCAAATAACAGTAGACATACAGCTGGATGCTATACTATTTATCAGTTGGTAGGCATCTACCCTATCAGATATAACACCATTGAATGAGTATCTTTTGGAACTACCTGATACTGTTGTGTATGATCCATTAGCCAATCTATATCTTTCTACATAAGGAACAAGTCCATCATTATACACACCTGCTGTATAAAATGACCACTTATCTACTTGACTTTCTTCAATTCCTAATCCATATACTGGATCAATTATTAAATCATACAATACCCATACTGGGTTATTATTATATCCAGTAGAGAATGTTCCATCCCATACACCTGTATAAGTATTAGTATCATAATCATAATTAGATGGATACTTTATCTTCCTACCTTTAATCTTGTAAGCTCTGCTGGGAATACTTCCACCAAATTGTTTAGCATCTATAGTCAATCCAACAACAGATGTATCTTGATATGTTAATTTGTCATTTATTATCTCATTGTATAAAGTCCAGTAAGTATCGTTCTGTAATCTGGATGTATCACTATCATCTGTCTTTCTGTACACATCTATTACCCAAGGGGCATCTCCATATTGGGATAGATTACTAATAAGATATTGTATCTCAAAATAAGATGTATTTTTGGCAGAAGCAATTCTCCAATTACCAGCACTGGATGGTGTTCCTGCTCCATTCTCAGGTGTTATTGTTACTCCTCCCCATACCCATGTTTCATTTACATCACCTGTTTTTTCATCAGTGCTAAATAAAGCTGGTATACCAATAGTAATAACAACATCATCTACATCACTATCAGTTACAGTTCTACTTATAGCACCACCATTTTTTGTTATTTTTGTGCTGACAGAGTGTATTGTAGATACACCAGGATACCCAGTTAAATGAGTTTGATCAGGTGTTCCTAATCTACCATCTAATGTAATACCGAGGTAGTTAAATCCATTACTCTCAGTATAAACAGGTATCTCATTTATGTAAGTAGAATGATACCAACTACCACTAATAGCTGGTCCAACAATCTCACCAGCACAGAGAGCATCCACTATTTTAACAATACTATTAGATGCTATACTATTTTCAGCTTCTATTGGTGTCCTTGAGCTTCCGCCTTTATTACCATATACATTATATGACATAGTTATCTACCCTCGTTGATACAACTTTTGACCCTACAAACATCTCTCCATATACTAATGGTATTATTGTTCCCTGCTCTGTAGTATTAGTAGCACCGTTATAAGTATAACTTGGTCTCTCTTCTGGTCTTTCTCTATTACCATTTGTATCAGGCATTGATAATACTGATGCTATATTACCTAATATAAGAGCAGCACCAGCTTTGAATAAATAACCACTAACAGGGTTAGCAGGATATACATAATACAGAATAGCTCCTATTATTATCAACACAACACCTATAATACTACCTATCCATTTACTTTTTGAACCAGTAGCTATAGGAACTATATGAAGAGTATTATCGTTATTGAACTGTATTCTACTTTTATATTCTTCTTCTGTTATACACTTACCTTTTTCCCTCAGTTCTTTCTGGGTTCTTAAATTCTTACCTAAAACTAAGGCATAATGCTGGTCTTTTTTAATAGCTTGTCTGAAACCCTTGTATTGACAGCATAAAGCACGTATAGCTTCATCAAAGCTATTTACACTTAATTTATGAACTTTACCAAACTTTTTTCCAAGAATTCCATAAAGTACGACATCCCTCAACATTTATTGTTCCCCCATAAACTTATTTAATTGATCTCTACTATTATTTCCATAACCATATTTATGATGTAAATCTTTATGACAAGTATTACACAATGTAATACCATTGGAAATACAGGTTCTTAACTCTTTGTTGGAGGTATAGGACTCAATGTGATGGGCACAGATGTTTTTACCTTTGTAGCCACACTTTTGACAAGTCCAGTAGTCTCTGTAATATACTGCTTTTCTCCAGTCATTATATTCTGGATAATGTCTTATGTGATGTCTCTCTTCTTCTGTAAGATTAGGATTCCAACAAGGACTATTTTCACCAACATATTTACCTTTTAGTGTTTCAGATATTTTATCTCTTACTAAATCTGACATTACTATACCATAATTTGGGTTGTTTTTACCAGACAACCTACCTTTATTTGCTTCTGATATTTTATTTTTAGTTTCCTCTGATCTGGATTTTCCAATCATCGTTTTACGAGATGTTTCACTTCTTAAACAACCACAACTTTTTGTTTTATTAGTTAGTAAATCATTACCGGTCGTTGTATAAGTATTACCACATTCACATAATAGTTCCCAAACAGCTCGTTTGTGTTTATTTGAACCTATGTGTTTTTGAACAATTCCCCTACCAAACCTTTGTCCAGTTATATCTATAAACTTACCCATTACCTATTATCCTCATATCTTAAATACATAGAAAAACACCTGTTCCACTTCACTAAAGGCTCATGGCACGACAAACGGTTATATAAGTGATGTAATACTAGTCCATTACCTGTGTATATTGCTGTGTGGTTAATAACCTTTGATCTAATCTTCGCCAAAAGGAAATCCCCTTCTTTTAGATCTGACCTATCAATTTCAATAAAATTACCATACTC